TAACCCCCGCCATTTGAGGTGTTGATTGACCCACCATCACCCGAAGTATTAATTGACCCACCTTCATTTGAAGTATTGATTGACCCGCCACCAATAGAAGTATCGATTGACCCACCTTCACCCGAGGTGTTTATCGAACCGCCATGTCCATTCGTATTCGCAGACATGTTAAGCGTCCCGCCAGCATACCCGTTAATACCAGTTGAAGTTATATTCCCTCCGTGTGAGTTGTCGTATCCTAGTGCGCTAAGATTGATTGAACCGCTGTTTGAGTGAGGAACGTCATTATCGGGATCGCCAAGGAACCCATTCAAAAGTATCGAACCGCCTCCGTTTTGGCTGGTAATCGAACCGCCACCATTGGAGATATTGATTACACCACCAGCTCCACGTTCTCCACCAGAAGTGTTGATGCTACCACCAGCGTTGGGTGCGGGGCATTGTGCTTTGGTTACTGAAGTCCCAGAAGGCCAAGTTGCCAGCCACGGATATGCCTCATCCCCCGCAACTGCTGTTGATATGATTGCTCCCTCTTTCTCCAAATACCAATGCTGAGTACCTCCCCCCGCATAGAAAACTCGGAACTCCCCTTCGTTGTAGTCATAGATGGGCTTGTTGTTAAAGCTACCGCCTCTAGGAAGCGCAACGAAGTAGTTTGGCTGTGATGAAGGCGCAATTATCGGCCCCCCTATCCAAACCCAGCTAGTTTCGTCAACGCAGTCCCGATGCAAGTAGAATGTGGTGGTATTGATTGTACCGCCCTCAATCAATGGGTTTTCGTTAGGCAACAAGTAGCCAACGCCTAAATCTGCCCAATAGGGGTTACCGCCTAGATGTGGCTCAATGGAATCATTCGTAGCCAAGCACCTATAAACCCTGCCATTATGATAGACGATTGAGCCGACTACATACGGATTGCCAGTAGAGTTTGTGTGCCGTGTTGTCCATTGGACTCCCGCAAGAGGAGACTTAGTGTCTAAAGTTGTTTGAAGGTTTGTGACATCAGAAATGGCGTGAGTGTGTCCAACAAGAGAAAGGTTTGCCGTGTCTGCAATTCCGTGGACTGACGTAGTGTCCGAGTTGTGCGTAGAAATCTGTCCAGAAACATCAATAACCGGAAGATTTGCTTCAGGCACTTTGCCAGTGCCATCTAAAGGAGCGTACCCGTTAGCAACGCCCTTGTTTGCCTTATCTTCCTTATTGGAGATATTTTCGATGGGCAAAGACGGCACTGCATAGGTGTCATTGATATTCGTTGGTACGGTTGTATTTAGGCTCATAATCCTCCTCTGATTGCTACTGAAAACTTGCATACGCAAGCGAGATTGGCCCTTTCGGACTCAGTAGCGTTCTCGTTTGAGTTTGAATTGCTATTCTGAACACCAGAATCATTCTTGGAAGAAGTTGTGCTAGCTGATCCGGTGCGACTTTCCGTTTCGGTTCCTGTGTTGGTTCCGGTATTTGATCCAGTTCTACTTCCAGAACTTGATCCAGAACTACTTCCAGAACTTGATCCAGATCTACTTCCAGAACTTGATCCAGATCTACTTCCAGTACTCGTTCCGGTATTAGTTCCAGTACTCGTTCCGGTATTAGTTCCAGTACTAGTTCCGGTATTAGTTCCAGTACTCGTTCCTGTGCCGGTTCCGGTACTGGTTCCGGTTCTCGTTCCTGTACTCGTTCCGGTACTCGTTCCGGTACTGGTTCCGGTACTGGTTCCGGTACTGGTTCCGGTACTCGTTCCAGTACTCGTTCCGGTACTCGTTCCGGTTCTTGTGGAAGTTGCCGTCGAGGTTCCCGTACTACTAAGACTTTCGTTTCTCAATACGTAATCGTTGCCATCCATATATTTATCCTTTAGTTACCCATTACCCCGTCAGCTTGCCCATAAGTGTAGCTATTGGTCTGCGTTTCGGTCTTGGTGTCGGTTCTGGTTTCGGTATTTGTATCGGTCTTAGTATCAGTGTTGGTATCAGTCTTAGTATCAGTCTTAGTGTCGGTATTGGTATCAGTCTTAGTGTCGGTATTGGTATCAGTCTTAGTATCGGTAGCAGTATCGGTCTTAGTTTCAGTATTGGATTCGCTCTTACTGCTTGATCCGGATTCGCTCTTACTGCTTGATCCGGATTCGCTCTTACTGCTTGATCCGGATTCGCTCTTACTGTCAGTACTGGTTTCGGTCTTAGACTCAGTACCGGTTTCGGTCTTGGTATCAGTACCGGTTTCGGTCTTAGTCTCAGTACCGGTTTCGGTACGACTTTCGGATCCCGACCTACTCCGGTTAGTACTTCCGGAATCCGTATTAGTTTGGTTCTGACTACCGGTATTGGTCGATGTCTGGTTCTGACTTGCTGTACCAGTTTTAGCCGTTGTCTTTTGAAGGGCGTAAGCTGAATCCTGCCATCCCCTTACTAGGTTCATCTCAAAATCAACCTTCTCAGGAAGTTCGGCGATTGCGTACTGACGTGCGCCCACGATACCCACCTTGATCTGCTGAATCGTTTCAGTGATCAGGTTGTCTAGTTCTGACAGAGGGATGATGTTTTCCATTTTAGTAGCCCCTCGCAGACTTCACCTTATTGGCCGGAGAAGCCATGTCATTAGACTCAAGTTGGCCGAGTCCGATTATTGCGTTCTCATATCTCTTCATGACTCCATCTTTAGCAATCTCAGGATTCCAAAGCTCGGACATGGCTAATTCGCCTTCGCAAATAGGCAAAAGGAATGACGCAACATGACTATTCCGTACTGGAATAGTTGTTTGAGTCGAAAGATCGGTGATAACCAACTGGGAAGGCTCAAGCTCTACTGTGATTGAAACAATAAAAGATGTCTCCGGAAGCGGGTGAACACGCAGATAGAATGGAGGAAATGCACCACCGATAGATCCGACGGCCTCTAGTTTGTAAGCGTAGGGCTTTCCGACTGCCGTTGGACTCAGCCAGATTTCGGCATCTTCCCTCTTCAACACGTTCCCGTTAATTGTGGGATGCGTGACAACCCTAGCTACACCGGATGGAAGTTGAATTGCATCCCCGTAGATCGTTCCGTTCATAGTACCAGTACTTCCACCCCAGCTTGCTAGAAACTGGTTTGTGCTTACGATTTGTTGGGGATCGTTCTTGTCTGCAAATAAAACCGAGGATCCCTCTTGGCTAGCAGTTGCGGTGTAACCGGTGAAGTTTTGACTACCGTTTGTTAGTCCAAATGAGGCAGTCATAGGGGCCGGAAGCGTCACGCTAGCGTTTGCATGACGATAGTTAGGAGGAGTCCTAAGGTGATAAGCCGAAAGGCCGGAGTTGATAATATCAACAAACCGGATCGCATCCTCAACTGTCAGGAGCGCAACATCCTTAACCGGAGTAAATCGAATAAGTCGCTGGGCTAGCTGGGCTGAGTTCATTTAGCTTCCTTTGGCATAACCCTCGGTGATGTACCGGCAAGCACCGCAAGGGCATTCTGGTAATCCTGTTCTACGAAGGATTCACGCCCCTTATCCACGAAGAACCTAGTGCCTAGACCCAGCTTACGGACTACCGGAAGCAGGATTGCTTCATAGTTATGTGGAACTGCAATAACAGTTTGGGACGCATAATCAGAGTAATAGAATCGTGTTGGTTGCTTAATAACGTCCACTGAAATGGTTGCGGTAGATGTCGGGGCCGGAACGGTCAAGATCCGTAGCCTTACCGAATCTGCCGTTGCCTGACGAAGCTCTTCTAAGAAGTAGAATTGCGGTGTTCCGGATGAAACTGTTGGGGAATCCCCGAAGAGGAGTCCAAAACGTTCGTATGCTCCCCTACTAGAAATCTGTAAAAGCGGTTGGTTTGTAGAAGCTACCCTCACCGGCCCGATGACTGTTTGGATGTCATCATCTAGTGAGGCAACCCCTGAGCTATTTACAGTAACGGTAATAGTTTCACGGGCGAAATAGGACATCTCTTTGGCGTTTGACCAAATGAGTTGCATGGCCGAATTAAGGGTATTTACGGTACGATCACGAAGGAACGTGGTCACGTTTGTCTCAGCTTCAAATCCCCAGTTACCCCAAAGATCGTCAAAAACGGTTTTAACTGTCATTTTTGACTACTTTCTTGCGCTTAGGAGTTTCTTCTACGACCTCCTTAGGTTCGTCCAAGAGCATCACAACTGCCTTTTGATAAGTGTTTTCCTCTGAAGTCGCTAGATCTAGGATGATTGAATTGTCCTCAATCCCGATCTCTTTTCCGTTTAGGATGTGCTTTTGGTACAAATCAGACCAAGTGAATGTGTACTCTCTATGAGATTTCCCGTTTAGATACGTAATAGGCCCGTTGATGGAACGGGAAACTCCTGAGATGTAGAGAATTGCTTTCATTGTTAAAAGTTGCCCCCGCCTAGATTTTTAGGTCTAGGCGGGGTACAACAATTCCGTTTTTTAGTCTATTAGCTAATCACGGGGAGGTTCAGACCGGCGTAGGCAATCGCATGTTCTACGACTGCATAGTTCGGGTAACGCCCGTCGGGACGTTGGAACGGAGTCTGACCGAAGATCGAAGTGATATACACCTTACGGATGAAATCACCGTCGAACATTTCTTCAGTACGCTCGTTCGTGAAGCGTCCGTAGCCACGAAGGGCCGAGGAAGCTCCGAGAACCACTGTACGACCAATCGGAACACCTGAACTGTTGGTTTCAACAATTAGGGATCCGACGGGGTGTTGCCGGCTAATGTTGGTATTCGCCCAAACGCCAGTATCGAGGTGAGCAGATACCGCACCGATAGTGGCTTTCAAGTAAGATCCGGCAGATTCAGCCGTAGTCTTAAGTGCGCCTGTGATCGTGAGTTGGTTGCCGTTGTTCGTCGTGTAGGAATAGAGGCAATACTTTCCAGCATTAGAACCCGAAAGGTTATAGATGAGGACGTATTTATCGCCACTTCCTGCGGTCAGAGCATCGTCTGGTGACCATTTATAGGCGTAATTCGAGAAGAACTCGAAGAACTTGGGCGCAGTCTTATCGCCAGCCGACACCGATCCACCACCCTTAAGGGCGAAGGAAGCAGTGGGAGCAGTGGTAAGGTCTGCACCTAAGTATGCCTTAGGATTCAGAGGAGAGCCAACCGGCCCCCATCCGTCGTGATCAATCGGGTCATAAGACCGGATTACGTGGCCGTTGATGTTCGAGAATCCACCTTTGAAGATGTAGTTCTCGTCACCACGGACGCCAGCATCACGTTGAGACTGTTTGTAGTCGGAAGAGTTCTTCAACGACAACAATCCTTCGCCAGTTGATACGAATGTGAAGGCATTGACGGAGTTTTTGCCGACTTTGCCAACCAAGGCGGGTTTAGCACCACGGGTACGCATCTGCTGTCCGAAGGTAGTGATGGCATCCATCGTCAAAACGTCGGCAGAACGAAGTGCGTCCGTCGTCGCTTTGTTGTTAGGGCGAACGGTGTTTTCAGCGTTGCCTTTGTGGATGAACATCTTCAGGAGACGTTCGGTTTTTTTCCGTCCGAGCCAGTTACCCAACAAGTTGGGGATGCTAGACTTGAGTTCGGTCATCAAACCGGTTTGATCTTCTGTTCGGATGTTGTAGGAAACCGCATGCCGGAGGTAATCGACCGAGAGCGTATAGCTCCCAACCCGAAACTCTTCGACATTAGATCCTACGATCTCGTCGCCCTGAACACCGTCACCGAACAACTGGGCCATTGTCCGGAAGGTGATTTTCTGCCCTGCGCCTTTGGCAAGATCGGTGACAGACATAATGGGGCTGTTCTGAGAACCACCTTCAAAATCATTGAAGTAATCCTCCTGAGCCTCGCTAATCTGCACACCCTTCTTCCAAAGTTTAGGAAGAAAATCACTGTTAGTCGTCTGAGCGTTAAGCTCGGACGATAGATTTACATTAGGAACGCTAAGGTTAAATGCTGTTGCCATAGTCGTATCCTCCTATTCTTTTGGAGGGAGCAGTAGCCGGAGACTGCTGACTGGGGCTATCGCCCCGAATTAACAACTTAGATCTTGCCGATCAAAGACCGGAAGGCTTCTTCGTCACTAATCCCGTCGAGTACAGTTTCCAACGATTTGATACTGCTCCCGTTTGAGCGAGCGTTTCCACTCGCTATTGGGGTTTGTATCGCTTTGCGGGATGCACTTGATGGGGCTGGGGTGACGACCTTCTCAACCTTCCGGTTAGGATCCTTGGGGGCGATTCCCAAGTCGTTACCGGCCATTTGAGCGATCTTGAAAGGCTTATCGGCGGAATAGTAAAGTGGGTTATCTTGCTCCTTAAGAGCATTATCGATTTCCACCATCCGGCGCACTAACTGGGACTGTTTATCGGTAGTGTCCGGATAAAAAGAGACTGCTTTACGCTTCGAATCCTCGACTGACCTTTGGTAGCTTGCACGGGCCTCAACTTCTGCTTCCTTAGCGGATTCCCGAAGTTGCGCCTGTTTCTCCCTTAGTCCGTCAAGAGTTTCGTCCAGATCTCCCAATTTTTCGAAGTCCAAGTCCTTAAGTGCCTGTTTGCGATCTGCTTTAACCCTTGCAACCTGAGCCTCCACTTCATCCAGTGAAGGTACTGACTGCTTGGCTTCTTCAGCCTTTTCAGGCTCATTTCCCTTGATTTTAGCAAGTGCCTCGTCAAGTGACATGTCAGGGTTTCTCGCCCTGAGCGCAATCGCCTTTCGTTCTACCTCTGACCAGTTTCCGATTCGCACACGTTCGGGTAGCTTATTGGGATCCTCGGTATCTTCAGGCTCCTCTGTCTTGGTGGATTCTTCTTTTTTGGGTTCCTCCGGAACCGTCTCTTCTTTTACTTCTTCTGCTTCAGCCTTTACCTCGGCGGGTGGTTTTTCCTCCTTGGAGACGTCTAAATCTTTTAGGAGTTTTTCGTAGCCAACC